GCAAACTTTGGATGTTCGCTAACTATAAATTCAGGTAGTTGACTATTAAGTATTGTTGAAATTTTATCATTAAACTTTGCCATTTGTCATTAGTAACTGGAAGTAGTTGTGTATCCTACACCTGCCTCAGCACTTCCTCCTACAAAACTATCAGCGGTAACTGTTATTCTTGAATTCTCAACATCAATTTCTACAATTTGGTCTCTAACAGGAACAATATCATTAGAACTTGGTGTTACTGTTAATTGAATTATAGTTGAAGTTTTTCCTCCAATATTTGTTATACTAGCAATATTTAAAGAGTCAATTGTAATTGCACCTGAAAGATAATCAATTGTACCTTGTTTTGTATTTAAATAACTTTTTACACCACTAGCCATATAATATAATCTTACATAACCTGCTCCATCATCATCAAAAAAGAATTCGTTATCATTGTCTTTAATTTTAAATCCTGTTGAACTTAATATACCACCTGTACCTGCTAAATGTCCAGAGTGTGGATTATATAATGCATTTCTAAAATAAATATTATATTTAAACTTTGTTAAAATTATTGGTGTAAAATCTTTTCTTATTTTAACAGTTGTTATATTTGATAAAATACTATCATCTGTTTCATCAATTAAACTTGTAACTTTTGAAAATCTGAATACTGAATCAAACTTTTGTAAATTTTCTGTATTATAATTTGCTAGTGTAGTAAAGACATCTGCTTTTATAGTTGAAGCAGTTTTTGCTGTTGCTTTTGCGTCATACTTAATATTTGAAGTAACTAATACGGATGTTGTTTCTGGATCTTTTATAACAGGTCTTACTGAAGCAACATTATAAGGTTTTAATTGAGTTACAATATCTGCTTTCGTTGTATCAGTTAACGTAGAACCTGAACCCGCTTTAATAGAAATATTTACAACACCATATTGTGGAGTTTCATCATCTTCACCACCCCACGCACTTACTGATAATGCATTTGGATAAATTGATTTAACCAACGTTTCATAATCAGTTGCTGTAACTGCTCTATCTTGAGCTGTGTATTGTAGAGGTGCATTAAATTTTATTGATTCATTTGTTTCACCTTCTGACCCTCCTTGAGAATTTGAATCAGTTGTAATAGTAACGTCTGTATAACCACCAATGTTTCCATTTAATGCAAATGTTGAAGCGCCATTTGAATCTGTTCTATTAGTGATAACATATTCCATAATAACTATATTATCATCACTTAATTTTTTACCTGTTACACCATCACCAAAATAAATTTGAAATTTTCCATCAATTGTTTCTTGTATAAAATAAACTTTTGAATCATATGCTACACTATTATAACCACCTGCCAAACTATAAACTGCTTGTGTAGTATCTTGTGAACTATTTTGAACTGTAATTTTTAATGTTGATGTATCTGCTGTATTAGTTGGTATAAGTAATTTTTGGTCTGGATCATTTACGTCATAAAGATATTTAAATGTAACTAACGTTCCTTCATAAAGTGTAACATTTTTAAATTCGTAAATACCATCAACTGGTGTAATTGTTATATCTTCATTTGTTACATATTGATATTCTATTTTATCAACTGTAGTTGAGAACACTGTTCCTTTCTGCATTGTTACAGATGAACCAATTGCGTTATTTAATTTAATATCAATAGACGCTCTAGGTGCTCTAGGTGATGTAGGTGTATAACCTAACATCTTTGCTAATGATACAATATTATTTCTAATATCAGCACTATCCAAATATAATTCGTTAGTTGACATATTAGCAATATATGACAAATAGTGAGTGTTGTAAGATAGTACATCTAATAGAATTGAAAGTCCAGAACCATCAAAGTCATAATCTTGAAATTGTGTTTGACTTTGTAAAAATGTTTTTAGATTTGCTTTGATTGCGTCAAAATCTAATTCTGATATTTGTAATTTATGTTGTGACATCTTATCTTAACCTTTGTAATTGTACATTAACTATTTGTGGAAGCGAAATGCCTATAATATAAAAATGTATATCTACTCGTAATCTATTGCTATCTATATCTTCAGTAATACCTGGATTCATTGATTCAAAAGTTTCATCATTAATTATAATTGAAGTTAAAGAAATTCTTGGTTCATTATTTACCAAAACTTCTTCTATTTTTCTTTTTAAAAATATTGCTGTTAATGGTGTATAATTTTCAAAAAGAAGTTGTCTTACTCCACAACCTAATTCAGGATGGAAGAGTCTTTCATAAAAGTTTGTTTGTACTAAATTTTTTACAGACCTTTTAATTGCTATAACATCTTCAACAGTATTAACATCATTAGTAACTATATTTCTACCAAAATCCAAATCTATATCTTTGAATTTCCTAGATTGTTTAGTACTAGTACTTTTTACACTGGGAGTCCAGTTTCCTAAAAATGCTTGATTTGATTGTGCCATATACAATATTTATACGTCTACCCAGCGAAAACTGTATCTGATCCTTTAGTCATTTGTCCTGCGTCTGTACTATCACCAATTCTTGCAATGGGTAATCCTACTACACTAACTGTTGAAGAACCTACATTAACAACAGCAACGTGTGGAGCGCAAGGAGGTGATGGTGGAAAAGGATGTGATATAGTTTTATCTGTTTTTCTTGCTATTAAAATACTATTTGCGAAAACTGTACTTTGAGTAGGAGTATCTAATATAGTTGTTGAGGCACAAATATGGCCTGTTGCTAATTCATCTCCTTTTCTACTTACTGCTGGCATTACTTTATTTTAATTCTACTGTTCCACCAGCTTCTTCTAATATTTGTTTAAGTTTTTCTGCTTCTTCTTTGTCTAAATCTTCTTTAACTGCTTGAGGTAAGTCTTCTGAAAAGTTTTTAGCTTCAATTAACCCTAATTCTAATATAGGTCTAATTGCTTTAATAATAGGTATCTTTTTACCTGGTGCAAATCCTGTTAAAATCACTTTAACTAAACTTGTTTCTTCTTTTACATCATTTACTGGTGCAGGTGTTGAAGTTAATGCCGCTAAATCCAAATTCCAAACCTTTTCCAACTTTTTAGATAATTCTCCAGCTTCAATAACTGTTAATTTACCTAATTGCTCTACTAAACTATCAATTGAGCTTGCCATCTTTAAAACTCCTATTTTGTAAGTTACCTTTTTTGTTATTATAGGTACAATATCCATTAAATTTGGGATATTTCATTAATAAACTTTTTTTAAATTTCTTAAAACTCATCGCTTGCATAATTTCAGCGGTTCCGTCATCTTTTGTTACTGTATATTCATATCTCATTATTTTTTTTCCGATTGTCCAGGGAAACTTTCATCATTTAATGGTAAAGCGCAATCATCACAACGACAATACTTGCAAATTTCAACATTATTTGCTTCCAACATTTCGTTTTTGGGTTTTCCGCAATGGGATTCTCTTCCACAATTCTGACAATGCATTTTTCCCTCCTTGTTGTCTTATATTTATTAAAAATTACAAGAAACTTGAGCAACTTGTTTTACGATTCGTTCCAAATCATTAACCCAATGGCATTCTTGCAATTTTACGCAAGAAACCAAGAAAATAGAACAAAATATGAACAAAAATATTACTAACCTGTTGATTTTACTCACTTTTCCCTTCATTTTTTTCTTGACTCTCCCTTAAATATAGTATAGTATATAGTTAATTATGATTACTTCATTTTTTATATTAATGTTTTCTATGATAGTTGCAATATTTCTATTAGGAAAAATATTACTATAATAAACAAATAAAAAAGGACAAAAACTATGAAAAATACTGAATTTGTATCTAAAAATCCATATCTTTGTAAGAAAGATTTTTATGTTACTGAACTACATTTATCAATTGACGGTTTAACTGATATAACAGACTATAAAGGACCCTATAATACTTTGAAAAGTGCTCAAGTTGCATTTAAAAAGTTTATATGTGCTGATAAATTTTTAAATCATTGGGATTATGCAATTAGAGGACCAGAATATTCAAGAAAAGGGATTGACGGCAAATCAACATATAAATCAATCTGGTATTCTGATGGAATGCTGAAAAAATTTAATTAAAGTAAAGGAAAACATTATGAAAAAACTATTAGAATATTTAACAATTATTTGTTCTATATTAGGCACGTTTATGTTAATTGGCGCTGTTGGCGCAATTGACGGTGGATATAACGGAGTACCTATGAACGATAATTGGTTTCTATGTGGTACTTTGTCATTGTTAGGTATTGCTATGTTTATTTTAGCACTATACTCACAAACATTGTATTCTGAACAAGACTAAACATCTACATTTTTATTTTTAGCCCCTACAGTATAGCCTATTCCAAAAGATATGGCTATTACTGTACAAATGGCTAATATGTGCCATATCCAAAACATCATTATTGTTTCCTTTCAAATACTAATCCAGTATCTTTCCAAAACTCTCTTTTCATTGTACTAACTTCTTTAGATTCATTTGTTAATTGTTCATCATATGTAAAACCATATTTCTTATATAAATTTATCCAATATTCTAATGGTTTACAATTAACGTGGTGATGTCCTGGTTTACCAATATCTGAATACGTCATAAACACATATCTACCTCTTTGTGTTAAACTCATCCAATTATCAACATATGTTTCATCAATATGTTCCACAAATTCAACACACCATATCAAATCAAACTCCGCAGTTAAATAATATTTCTGGAAATTTTCCAATTTTCCTTTAGTAAAGTCGTGGACCACAAATAATTCAGGTTGTTCTCTTACTAACGTAAAATCACCATCAACTCCTATTACAGATAATCCTAATTTTCGGGCTTCATATACTTGCCCACCTGGACCACAACCTAAATCTAACATTGATTTAACGTTTAATTTATCTCTAGCCCATTTCAACAAACCTACATCTATATGTGTTCTACCTTTATGGCCTCCTAAATGTTTTGGTAATGGGAAAGCCTCTTCAAACACTATTACCTTTTTTCTCTAACAAGTTTATCTTTTAACATTAACTTCATCTTCTTCAAATCTTTTAACGATTTCCACGCACTAAACGTCCTATCTAATTGTCTTGTTGTTTCTGCTTCATTAACTTTAGTCTTCAATTCTTTATGTTCTCTTTTAAATGGATTTAAATTCATCTTTTTTTAACCTCTCTT